GTCCTTTATTATTCGTGGTCACTTGGCATACATGCGTAGTATCTCCGCATGTGCCGGGCGAGCTGTTGACCGTCGCTAGCGTTAAGGCTTGCGAACCCGAACCCGGACCCACTAAACCATCCCCAGTGAGTTGAGTTATGCCGCCTGAACCAGTGGGCCAAATAGTGATGCAGTTTGTGTTGATGCAAACACTGCCATCAAACTTCACAGCCCCAGTCACTTCAAATGTGCCTTTGACTTTGGTGTCGCTCTGAACAGTCGGAGTCTGTGCCAAACCAAAGGCACACGACAGAAGAAACAAGAGAGTAAAAACGATCCTTCGCATTGGCATTATCCTCGTGGAAACATCATAGGGCTGGAGATGTCGTAGGTTAGGTCAGTGTTCCGAGCAAAGAACTGCTGACTAATGGCATTGGCAGTCAAGTCGATGTCGCCATGACTCAGGAAGTTGGTAGGCCACACAAAAGTATGCCCACCGACTGAATCCTGTTTGATGCGAACCAGGATCAGTGCCGGAGAGGTGATTGAGACGTTTGTAAGAAGAGTCTCAGTCACATTTTCAGTCAGATCCACTTCGATGATCGGCGAGGATGTGAGATCGAACGTTATTATCGGCCCCACAACAACCGATTCAATCGTTCCAGCCATACTCAAATTGTAAAGCATTTGCATGTTAGCTGAGACATGCCGAATGATATCCATGTGCATCGCAACATACTTCACAACCTCATAGGAGTTGCCAATGAGCTTATCGATGAGCATGGTGTGTGTACCACATTCTTCAAGGCCGAAGAATTCATTTCGGCGATCGAAGTAAGGGTTACGAAGTGGGTTACAGGTGTTTTGCATTCCCATAGATCAGCGCCATCCCCTCTGGTGAAACTTGATGTTAGTGGTGGCGATACTGGTGCTTACCACATCAGTCATCACCGCCTCGTTGCAGATGCTCTCAAAGAGGGCTTCATACTCTTGAGCTTTGGCACCCGCTTCTTGCGTATTCAAGTTGGAGTAGATCTTCCAAGCAATGAATGCAGTCAAGGCACCATAGAGGGTCTCAGGCAGTTCCAATTCCTCATCCAGCTTGGATAGGAGTATTGGACGGTGTTTGGCTTGATACTTTACTCCCAAGCATATACCAGGAACAGGTCTCGGCACCTGTAAAAGATTTGCTTTGGGAGTGAAAAGTGAATTGCGATTCTCTTCGTCGTTCAAAACCAGTTTTCGACCCAGAGTATCATAGACTTCGAGGATCTTGATTACATCTTCCTCAAAAGGTTCAGAGGCCATGTCCTTAATATAAGGATAGGGCACAGATTCACCATCCCAATGAGATTCGGCAAACTGTTTCTTGAGATGGTAGTTGGTGACGGCCTCAACCTGTTCGATCAGGACATCTTTTTCATTGAGGATGAACCGGGTATAGAGTCGAAGCAAACCCTCATTCGTGTGACGAATGATCTTTGGTTGATGCCGCTCCTCAATTGTTCCTTCACCCTCAACTCCCATCGACAAATTACTGAGTTCGCCCAGCGACAGATCACGAAAAAGATCTTCTACATTCATGGATGTCTCCTCAGACTATGTAGGTGGCGAGTGGACTTATTTCACGAGTCTTCTCTTCATCCCACAGATCAAATTCTTTGTTTTCTTCAGGAACAGCGTCGGAGGGTTTCCATGGTTTCAAGAATCCGAGCATTGAAATGGTGTCGATGCAGTCATCTTTACCCTTCAACCCATTTTTTGTTGCCAGTCGGATCTGTTGCATGAACTTGCCCATGATTACAGAGACCTTCATTTCCATCGGGAAGTACATCTTTCCAGACTTGAACCAAGGAACAACAAGATTGAACCGAGCGAGCTTATCCGTAATAGGTCGGATTCCAGCTTCCCCACTCTTTTCCGATGAGGCGAAGTTAAACCAGATGTTTCGATTGATCATCTCACCTTGGAGCCAAGTGATGAAAGCTCCTTGTTGCCCGGTGACCTCAATTCCAACCTGCTGGGGCTTGTATTCTTGAACCAAACGGAAAAGATCATTGATCGACACATCCATAGTCTGCCGCTCAGAGACGCCATCTACCCAAAGCCAGTCCCCAATCGAGTTGTAAGCCCAGACTGAGATTGCTGAATCATCGGCCGTTCGCTTCTTGGAAGTTGCAAAATCGGTTGTGATGTAAAAGTTGTAGGAACCTTTGTTTGCCAGCACTTTTGCACGGTTGTACCAGCGAATCTCTGTCTCCTGTACGAGCCGTTCTTCTTCAGACGAGATCCGAAGCATAAGCTCTTGCATGAAGGACTCAAGTTTGCCGGTTTCTACCGCCATTTTATACTGAGCAGCGATGTAATCATAGGTGAATCTATCGGGCCAAGCACCAGAAAATTCTTCCTTGGTGCAGGGATACTTCTCACAGACCGGCCACACATTCACATCCCAGGCTCCAGACTCGACTGCCTCAATAAGAATATCCATCTTGTTGAAAGGTGTGCCATTGAAGACTACCTTTCTTCTTGTTGGATCAAGAGCATGGTTCACGCCCTTGTAAACAGTGTCTTTGATCGTCATCATGGCAGCACGGGAGTTGGCATCCTCATCTCACGAGATCATCGAGCACTGCAAGGGTCGGTCGTTTTCCAAAGATCTTGGTTCCACGTAGTCCGGTCTTTGAACCGAACATTCTGACACCCAATTGATCCCCATTTTTATTTCTGAACTCCATGTAAGTGTCAGTAAAATGTGCTTCAGGAATCCATTGCTGCAAAAAGTCCGATGAGTTATATCTGAACTCGATATTTTTGCGTGCAGACTTCACACCATTTTCAATCGAGTCCGAGACATAGATCATTCCCTCAACGTCACCGAAATTTGGGATGGTGTGGAACACTGCCAAAAATAAAGTGAGGTACTCCATGAACAACGTCGTCTTTGCGGCGCCACGGAAAACCAAGTTGGCAATGTAGGTAGACGGCTCGGCTAGTTTGTCGAGCATTTTGAGGTGAACCGGGGGAGTCTTGTGTGACTCCCCGATCGATCCATTGACGAGCTTGATGAAGTTCATGAACGTCAAGGCGAACTCAGACGGCAAATATAAGTTTGAGTTCAGATCTTTGTAATCGACCTGATTCAACCATTCATCAAGTTCCTGTTTGATAAGTGCCAAGTTAAGCCCCCTCGATGATCGTCTGTTCAGCGATGACTTTGGTGGGCACTCCGGCCGTGATCAAGTCACGTTGCTGAGTTGCCAACTTCACTAACATATCTTTGAGTTCGTTCATCCCTGAGTTCTCCCTCAAATCTATATTGATGAGCGGCCCAGCTTCCTTTGGCTTGGCAAGATGTGTAAGCACTGAGTTGGCTGCCTGTGTCCGAACCAGTTCACTGGCAGCATTGGTCATCAGATCGACCTGCGTATTAATCGCCTTCTGGTAAGCATCATGGTTGAGTACCCAACTTGGAACAAGAGTCTGTTCCAGGATCAGGTTCACCAACTTACCTTTGTTGTAGGCCGAGACGTAAGCCGAGATGTCCTTTGTAGATGTTCCCTTGGCGACGAGTGCCTGATACCTGTTGGGGAAAGTTGCGAAGTAGGCATCCTGATTCGACATGCCCATGAGCTTATGGCTCACATAAATGACTGCGTGCAGGTAATCCTCAGTCTTGAACTTCCCTTCCTGCAAGACTTTGGTGTAGGACATGAAGTTGTCCCGGACCTGTTCGGCCATGATTGGATCGACCACGCAGTTGTTGATCATGTCCACTAAAGATTGAGTGGCCGCACCTTTAAGGTTCGCTGGCAAGGCACGGGTGACTTGTTCAATCGTTACGCTCATAATTACCTCGAAAGGGCCACCCTTCTAAAATATACTGAGTGGCCCCTCCAGTTCAATAGCCTTCGAGATCGAGAAGCCGCATGGAGAGCACAGCCTCATATCCGGTCATGTGCCCAAGCTGGACGATGAGCAGGTCTTTCTGGCTTGAGGAAATGGATTCCCATGCCGCACTGTTATGAAAATCACTCAACTTCTCCAACTTATCCTTGAGTTCATCCCTCTCGATCTTCAGCCGATCGATGAAACTATCGGCCACTTTGTAGCTGCGCTCAAACACATCTTTGGGCGACCACGAGACATATCCCTTGAATCCTTCGACGTTAGGTTTGCCTCCATCGGTGTACTCGACAAGGTATCCAACCTCGGCCGCATCGTCATTGCGAGACAGCTCCCACCCACGAAGTAAGTTGTAGGCACCTTTGGTCATGGTTATAGCACGAATAGTTTTCGTGCCAATATATGTGCTCATCTTGAATCCCATACTCCTCCTATTTGCTAAATTCCTAAATAGACTTTAGACTAGGTTTCAGTTCAGCACAAGTAGGATTCCTAGAAGGGGTAGGGGTAACGCAGAACCATGCCCAAATTCCGGTTTGGGAACCAACAAAATAATCTCTATCAAATTCACAAGGAGATCCAAAAATGGAAAGACCCAAAGTAGACGTACCCAATATGGTTGAGCAAATTCGGCAGATTCAAACTGTCATTGCTAAGACCACCAAGCCGTTCGAGCCACAACCTGTAGTCTCGATCTCCGACGAAGCCTATGCAAAGCTCATGGCGCCTTGCACCAACCCCAGCAGCAATCCCTCTGGAGGAGACCTTTGATCTACATCTCGCAAAGCAAGCTATGAAAAAGATCTTCGGATACATTCTACTCATTGCATTCTGTATCTTCTTCATCTTGATGGGAATCGGTCTATGGTAGAGTACCGAGTATGAAAACCCTCACCATCCGTTTCATCAATGAACCAGATCTCATCTCTCGCCTCATCACATGGCAGACCGACTCCCTCTTCTGTCACACAGAAGGTTTGTCACGAGATGGGCAATCCTGGGTTGGTGCCCACTCTGGAACAGGAGTCCAAGCACGCCCCTTGAACTGGGTCAAACCCACCTTCGAGAAGTGTTACAAGCTCCCCGTCAGTGACGACCAATACGAAGCAGCCATGTCTTTCATGGACTCCAAGATCGGCTACCCCTACGACTATGAAGACATTGTAGGAATGCTCTTTCACAAACGTCTAGGTCTCACCGATCATCAAGTCATTTGCTCGGCCTTCATGCTGATGTGGCTCCAAGCTGCTGGCCTCCAACCTTTGAACGTGCTCGCAGGATATGACGCACTCATCACCCCAGAAACTCTTCACCTAAGCCCGATCCTCATCGGTCATTGTGTGGTAGAGTAATCCTGTGGTTGCAGTGCTGTGCGGATACTTGCCAAACCCCAGTGAGAGGTGGGGATATAACACTCACAATTCAAGCTACGTCT